TGTGACAGCTGGTTGAATTGAGTAACCACTTGACGTAACATTTATAAGCGTACCGCCACCAATATTTACAGCAATTGAATCCTGATAAGCCATCGTACCTAAAAACTGATTCAGCGGGATCTGGTTCGGGTCTGTGCCGATGTCGGTAATGTCTACAACAGCAGAGCCGTCAACTATTAAATTGTTATTAACAGTAAGGTCTGTAAATGTTCCTGTACTCGGTGTTGTAGAACCAATAGGAGTGCTATTAATATCACCACCCGTAATGGCTACAGCGTTAGCGTCTTGCGTGGCAATTGTGCCTAGACCTAAGTTAGTGCGAGCTGTTGTAGCAGAGGCTAAGTCTGATAAGTTGTTTGCAGGCACTAAGACACCATCCGACGGCACATAAGCCACCGTCCAGACCGACCCCGTGTACACCTTGATTACCCCGTCTACAGTGTTGAAGTACAAGTCACCTGCTTGCAGTGCGGAACTGTCATTGCGAGTTGTGGGGTCAGCCGCTTTGGGGCCTTGATACACATCAGAAAAATTAGTAATGTCGGCGACATTGGCAGCCACCGTAGTGACATCCGAACTAATACCTGCGACCGTAGTCACATTTGTGCCAATCCCCGCCACAGTAGTGACGTTTGCAGATATGCCCGCAACGGTGTTGACGTTAGCTATGTTGGTAGCCACCGTCCCAATATCTGTGGCATCACCTGCTACGGCAGTTACATCAGCGCTAATACCGGCGACAGTGTTTACGTTTGTAATATTGGTGCCAACCGCATTCACATTCGCAATATTGGTAGCGACGGTCCCGATGTCTGTTGCGTCTGCTGCGACTGCTGTGACATCCGCAGAGATTCCTGCCACCGTCGTAATGTCTGCGGAGATTGGACTAAGAGCGCCCACCTCGGTAGAGATACCCGCCACTGTAGTCACATCTGCGTCCACGGCAGCAACAGCAGTAATGTCAGCAGATATAGGTCCAAGTGCTGCTACCTCTGTAGCCACACCCGCTACTGTGCCGATAGTGTCAGTGCCAGATAGGTTTGTAGCCACCACTCCGATGTCAGTCTCATCAGCAGCCACAGCTGTCACACTGGCAGAAATCCCTGCGACCGTTGTGACATTTGCGCTAATACCTGCAACCGTTGTGACATTGGCAGCGATGCCGGCGACCGCCACCACTTCGGTGTCAATGGCAGCGACTGCCTCAATCTCGTCTTTAATGGCAAACACTGCCGCCACTTCTACCACAGTGTCCCCTGGCTCAGGGTTGCCGTTTACGTCAAAAACCAAGTACTTGCCAGCGCGGTCTGCTGCGCGAGGCAGTGTCATGTCAATAGTAGTCGGGTCAGTTTGTGGTGCGGCTAGACCGCGAGCAACGGCTTCAGCGTTTTGCTGAGAAAAAATCGTAAGCGAATCTAACTCGTCATTTATTGTGTTGGCAAAGAAGTCCCCGCCAGTGGTAAAGTCTGATACCCGCTGAATGGCACGAGCGCCCACCAAAGCAATCTGATCGGCACCAGTAGGCACGGCAACCAAAGTAATAGAACCCGTACCGTCGGCATTAATCGAGACGGTATAGTCTGTGGTCAGCGTCAGTAACGTGTCGTCTTTATATACCGCAATGTCGGTTTGCTCAAGAATCTCAAATGTAAATGAGTATGGGCCTACACCGTCAGCAACAAATACAACCCGTCTGGGTACGTTCGAAATTGGAAAATCAGCCATTATTAATCACTCCTGTAGGAATTGTACGATATACCTACGGTTTGGCAAACATGCTATCTAGCTTAAATTGCTTCAATTCCTGAATTTTCATCTGCAATTCAGGGTCCCTAGAAACCAGAATATCCCTAGCCACTGACATTAACTTGTCGTGGGTCTTGCTTAACTGCGCCTGCTTAATGCCATTGCGCAAAAGCGCATAGCCTGGAGCGTAAATGAGATTCGTTAATTCTTGCTTGGCGTTCAGCTCATTGGCATATATGCTAATCAGGCTATTGCGTTGCTGAGCCGTTATCTCAACACCATTTACTGCATAACCAGGCATATTGATTGGTGAGCCAAGTTGGAACAACTCGTCGTCAATCTCGCTAAACTGACCTGGTGAAACACGGCTAGGCAAGATAAGCTCGTCAGGTGAGCCACGGCCAGACATATCTACCCCGCCCCACAGGTTAAGTCTTGGTGGCAGCGTGTCATTAAATGCTGGGATACGGCTACGGTAGCGCAGAAAAGACTCATAAAAGCCAGCAACTCCGGCGTTTATGTCCAGCCCCTTAATGTTGGTATCGGTCATCTCAGGGTCTAGGAAGCGCTCAATGCTGGCCACGGCAGAGCTGTATGCCCCAATCGGTGAGCCACCAATAGCAAACGCACCGGCTTGCGCGGCTAGTCCGTTAATAAAGTCTTCTGGGTTTACCTCGTTATCCCATACCCCGCCTACTAACGCCATAATATCTGAGGCGCCTTGTAAGAAAGGCTGATCCCGCATGTAGTTGTACATACCAAATACTGCCCCACCGAACACTGCGTTAGTGTCCTCAGCGTTTTCCGAGTAAGCAGCGAAACTGGCGTAGTCAGAACCGATGGCAAGCAGGGCACCTACCGGCTCTAAGCCGTTAAAGCTCACATAGATCTTGTCATCAGACAAAGATATTTTGCCTGTATCTGCTAGGCGCTGGATTTGGTCGTCGTTAAACTTAGCCCGTGGCAGCACAATACTATAAGGCTGACCGCCCCCGCGACGGAATGCTTCTTTGTCCGCACGGCGTCCTGGGCCACTACCGATAATGTAGCCATTGGCCGCTAGCTCTGCTGCCCCGTACAAGAACATACTGCCCATTGTGACTTTAGCCAAAGCCAAATCCCTAGCAGGGCCACCAGTGCCCACATCCTGACGGAATCGGCTACTAAGAGGGGCAAACGGAGTGCGCTCTATCACCTCAAACATAATGTTTGTAGGCGTTCTAAAGAACGGAATAAACATTTTGAGCAAAGGCGTTTGTATGTTTTGCTCTAGCTTTTTCCAACCGGCCGGCAACTCCATGGTAAACGTGCCGCGCCGACCAGCGTTCAGTGCCGTTTCAACCATATCCTCTGGTGGGCTTGAGTACAGATCACGGGCGGTAAGCTCAGCTTTGGCCAAGGCATTGGCCTCTGTATCGCCCATCTCCATGCTCTGACGGTACACATTGCGGACACGGGAGTTAACTTGCATACGGAATGAGTTGTCAAAGAAGACAGACTTAAACCACTCGTCCTCAGTCATCAGCATCCGACCGGGCGCGGTGATTACTTTGCCATATAGGTTCACGGCCTTGGCAAGATAGGTGTCTTCCTTCATGCCAAACATGGAAGCACTAATCTCGCGCTCGTACCTGCCCTCTAGCTCGACCTTGGTCATGCCATCTTGAGGCGCGTTTTCTTTAAAGGCCTTAGACGCACGCTTAAATGCGTTCTTAAATGTGTATGACGTAGACTCAATGCTAGAGATAACATCCCCGTAGTCGATCATTTCCTCAGCAGAGTACGGGATTGTCTTGTAGAAGTTGGGGCTAAACGGGTTGATTGACTCTCGCCCAAGCCTCAACCGGTCTGGCATACGGCTAAACATGGAGGCAATCATTGTCTCTGGCATACGGTACACACCGAACGCAGAGTTACCAATGATGTTCTTGGCGTGGGTCGTAGGGCTAGAAAGCAAGCCGTTGATCCAAGTAGCAAACCACAGGTCCGTGATTGAACTGGTCATGGACTTTTCTAGCATACGGTTCTTGGTAGCCGTGCTCAAACCGCTACGCATGTAGGCGCGAGACAAGTCTTGCAAGCTGTTAATACCACCGCCGTCATCTAGAATCTGTCGAATCACTGCAGCATTGCTCTCACGCGGCACCCGCATAATGGCCAGCGCTCTAGCTGTTTCAGACTGCACGCCTTTAACAGACTTTTGGATCAGTCCGTGGAATGTGACCTGCTGTCGCAACTTGAGGTAATCAGACTCTGTGGCCGAGCCAGCGTTTACCTTAGTAAACATCTCGTCAAGCACCTTGCCTGAGTCCTCTAACACCTGCATAGCTCGGTAGACAGAGGTCGCGTTACCTGCAAGCGAACCGCTGTTAGTGATAAGGGTGTTAATAAACTTGTCATCAATGCCAAGCTCAGCGGCCTTTGACTTAATCTCATCAAATGAGACGCGATCCGTTCTGATTCCTAGCGCATCAGCTGTGCCGCGCACCATGTCAGCAACACTGCCCTCCATACGGGTGGTGTTAAAGGCTTCCTCTGGTGGCTTAGCAGCAGGCGCACCCAACTCTCTAGCCTCACGCCGAGCGGTAGTCGCTTGCTCAACAGCTCGCACCGTGTCTTCGCTTGCCTCAGGAATCAGCAACTCGTCTTTCTTTTGTACAGCCTCAGGCACGCCAAGCGTAGGCTCTACTCGCTCTACAGGTGCAGGGGTGGCCTCTGGCTTCTCGTCAAGCGCACGCTTAAACCCGCGCTCAGCATCACGCACAATACCGCGCAAGGCAGACCCAGCGCCAGCAACAAGAACCGGCTCGCTATCAAACGCAGGCTTGGTAATATCTTCCTCAAGCGGCTCCTCAATAACCTGCTCACCGAGACCTGGGTCAGGTTTTGCTGTGATCTGCTCACTGCTCACAGGAGGCACGGCCGTCTTAACAGGCACATCCGGCTCTAGCCACTCAAGATCCATGCCAGGACCCTCTAGGCGAATGCGGGTCATGTTGTCTATGCGCTGCTTTGTGGATTTAAGTGCCATCAATTAGCCCCTTGTGTTCTGCGTTGCATGGCCTCACCGACCTCTTTGGTCATAACACCAATGTCTCTACCGATCTCTTGCGCCATCGGCTCCATTGCCTCATCTAGCGCTTTAACGCCAGCCTTGCCGGCAACAGCGCCAGCCTTCAGTATCCCGCCTAGCTCAAGCAAATCAAACATGGCTTCTTTAAAGTCAGGTCTTAACTGCCGAGCCTGCCCCGTGCCAGTTGTGGCGCTCACGCCCTGACCCATCTGCTGCAATGCCGCAGGCGTGCCGGTCGTGCGTTCTGTTTGCTCGCCCGTAGCAGGGTCTGTTTCCGTTACCCTGTCACCGACAAACGGCAACAAGTCTCGCAAGCTGATCTCGAACTGTCCTAGTCGCACAGAGCCAAGGCTTTCCACCGCGTTGCCGAACTCCTCTAGAGTCATGCCGGCCTTTTCTGCCAAACGCTGAAAATCGCTTTGCGGGATAGCTTTCATCTCCGCGTCTAGCGCACCAGCACGCATAGGGAACACCTCAGGCAAGTCTTGCGTAGGTGTGTCAGGCGGGAAAAAAGACGCCGCGTATTCATCCATATAGGCTTTCTCAAAATCTTCCATCACAAGCCCTCAATTCGTCTAAGCAGGTCTTCAATAATAGGCAGCATTGTTTTATTAATGCGTGTCTCGGTGCCTTGCCTAACCTGATAGCTTAAAGCCTCAAAGTTTTCTAGCGTGATAGCCCGACCGCCTATACGATCTTGGTACGCATCAAGCTGGTTCTTTGCCGACGTTGCATCAACTGAGGCACGAGCCTTTATGGCGTTATCCGCAATCCGGTCAACCGTGGCCTTAGGGTCAAACGACTCACCCCTTCTAATTGCCTCGTTCTGCGCGGTCATAAACTCGTTTTCGTACTGAGCCATCTTGCGGGCATAGTCAGACTTAGGGTCAATAGTAAACAAACCCTCAGGCACATTGGCAGCTTGTTTGATCTTGCGCTTAATGTAAGTGCCGTCTACAGACGAATACAAGCCTCTAAACTTATTAAAAATCTGTCCAAGACCCGTGCCGCTTACGCCGTACTTCTCTGCCGCCACGTGCAAATCCCCTTCGGTGGTAATCTGACCGTTGCGGACTAACCCCTCAACAATGATCTCTCCCTCAACAGATGAGTCAAAAGACATTAACGACTTGGCCTCTGCCAAAGTTAGGGAAGGGTGGTTAAACATCTCTGTAAACAGCTCTTGCTTCATCGCTGGGTCATCTGTCATAGCGTACTGCACATACAAATCCGTAAATTCCCGCTTGCTACTTACCGCGCCTTCCTCTGCACGACGCTTTTGCAAGGCATAATTCTGGCCGTCAGCAGTCATGTACGCGGCTACCACTCTTGCTTGGTCCTGTGGCAACAGCGCTTGATAAGCGTTGCTGGCACTACCCGCATCACCACGCGACAACCGCAAGACAGCGTTCGGGTCATTGGCAAACCTAGCATCGGTAGTCAGATACCGGGAAATGGCATTAACTTTTGCCGTGTTAATGTCATCATCAATGTTGGCCAAGTACTGCGTTGCCCCAGTAACACCAATCATCGCTTGCGTGTTGTTAAGGAATTTTTGTTTAAGTGCATCAATGTAGACGTCGGCAGGAATCTCTTGTCCGGTTTCTTGGTCAAGCGGCATCTTTGTCGTGGCGGCCAAGGCAATCTCTTGCTGTAGATCTGAGTACATGCGTTGCACTTTCACCGTGTTCGCAATGGTGCGGCGCTGAGAATCTAACTCACCGACCTTTTCCAATACCCTGTTGCCGGTAGCCGCAGCTGACGCACGGAACTTAAAAGACGCATCAGGGTCAATGCCCGCCAAAGACTCAGCGTAGCCATTGGTGATTGCAGTAATCCTGCCATACACTTGGTCCGCGTCCATCTCGCCCATGTTGGCTTTTTCTAGCAGCCCCAGCATCTCTTGAGTGGCTTCAGCCTCAGCGTGACCCGACACCTCAATAGCTCTGGCCTTTCGCACAGCGGCGTTAAACACATTTAGTGGCGAGCCTAGGTTGACATCGCTCATGTCGCCTCTAGACATAGCCTGCATTTGCTCAACGGTCAACGGGTTCTCTGCGGCAAATTGCGCACCCGCCCGCTGGCTAGAACTTTCAGCAAGGCCAAACACTGCTTGCGTCATTCTGCCAATTACGTCGCTTACTGCGCCCTGATAGCGTGCTTGCTCGCGGCTAGCGGAACTAACATCGCGCTGGCCAAAGCGAACCTCTGGCAACACAGCGTTAGGTGGAGCCTGTACTTGGACGCCTCGGCTGGTAATCTGCGGTAATCTTGTTGCCATTTTTGTTCCTATTGCCCTTATCCGAACAACGGTTATGAGTTCATAAACGCGCTTGCTTAAGCGTCCGTCATGTCTGAGCGAGTAGTAAAGCTGGTTGGCACGGTTCGTCCAAACTGCACCGCACCCTGAAGCAACGTAGCATTGGCCAGTAAACCAGACGTCTGTTGCGCGTACCCACCGGCTTGCAGCGCCGTGTTTGCGCCGACCAAGGCTTCTTCGCGGGCATAGAACGCATTGTCATACCCAGCGCGCAGTATGTTTGTCGCGTCGTCCATGCCGAACACTCTAGCGGCCAAAGCGCTTAACTCGACCATACCGACGTCCTGATACGTCTGACGCACGTTTTCTCTCTGGATGGCATAAGCAGACCCGCTACCAAGATCAAGCCCACTGGCGGCCGCTCTGGCCCTTACAGAGGCATTACTGCGGCGCAGGTTGTCAAGCAGGCCGTTGGCTTGTACTTTGTAATTTAATTGCTCAATCTGGTTTTGATACTTGCGTCGGGCAAAACTCAGCTCTGCGTATTCTATTTGCTTGTCCGCACGCAGACCCGCCAATTGCAAGTTAGCGTTTGCCTGAGCCGCGTAACCGGCTTGCTGGATATAGCCTTGCGCTTGCTGAGAGTAAGACTGCGCAATGCTGCCAAACAAGCCAGCCGCTGCGTTAAACCCCCCTGTAACTGCCGCTACTGATATTGCCATCTCTACGTCCCTTGATGCACAGCTAGTTTATATTCTAACCCTAGCAAAGTCATCTTTAACGGTAATGTCTGAGTCACTTCCACGCTTATTTCTCTGCTGTAGCCGCGAACCCCATCTAGCCGCTTAAGACCAGAAAACTCTGGAACCGGCTCATCAAGCAATGGGTTGTCAAAGTTCCTAAATGGAACTGCATTGCCGTTCATATTCAAATGCTGGCTATCGCTTACAACAGCGTTGATCTGCACCAAACGCTTCTTAAATGAAATCCTAGTACCTGTCTGCAACCGCAGCTCAATAGGCATGGTTCTTGCCAACACCACAATAGGCAGGCCGACCTCGTAGGTAGCCGTACTTGGGCGCTGAAAAGTGATAGCACCAGACGCCACAACCTCTTGGCTTTGCACGGCACCGTCGCATATAACGTCTAGGGTCTTGCCCTCATGGGGCAAACCCGTAGCACCAGACGCCGCTGTGCCCGTAAACGCGCAGTCAGTAAACAAGCCGTCCTCAAACCGCTCTAGGAAGTAATGATCTGTGGCGTCAAATGTGCGCTTGACCACCGAATAAATATCAGTGACGTCCACGCCTACGTCTACGTATTCGCCGTCAGTCAAATACTCGCTAGGTGCCACAACCTGCTGGCTACGCAGTAGCGAGAACACGGCCATGCCCCCATCGTCGGAGTTGACGATAAACATCAAGTCGCCCTCATCGGTGCTAGTAGCCCGACGCAAAGCAATCCTAGTTGGCCCTTTGAGCAAATGCCCGCATAGCAGTGAGATACGCTGAGTAACATAAGTCAGCTGCGCATCAGAAAACAGGAACTCATTAAGCGCCTTGCCCTGCCTTTGGATAAACAGCGTGCCAGATTCAAGCGGCTCGACTAGCGTGCCAGGCTTCATGCCATTTCGGCTGATCGCCTTAAATACAAACGTGGCGGGTGTGATCGGATCAGTACCTGCTTGAGGCACGTAGAACTCGCCCCCAGTGGTAAACACCTGTAAGTCCCGTCCACTGATTAGGTCGACAATCACGTTCAATTGGTTCGTGTCTAGGATAGCCTCAACCGAGTCATCATCAAGCGCCTCGTCTACCTTGAAGCTAAAGTACAGGCCAATCTTACTGCCCCACACCGTAGATGGTCTAGACTTGCTCCCGCCAAAATACAGCCGCCCCTCATGGAACGTCACCGATCTCGGCCACCCACGGGTAGCCGACCACACATCCTCGTATCCCGATTCCAAGTCCCAATCGCCGCTTGCAATGGCCGTGGTGTTAAAGAACGGGAACTCCATGATTGCGTCTACGCTCGTTGTCGAGGTAAATGCCACAATCCTAGCCCGACCCTGCGGTTGAGCGTTGATGTACTGACCAACATTGCCGGCCGAGAAAACGGCGGCAGACGCGGTAATAGTGACGTTACCAGCAACAGCGGACGGCGTGATATCTGCCGCTGGGTTTGTGATCGTCAACGTAAACGCATACTTTGGAATACTGTCAAATGTAACCGTCGTGTACGTCCATGATGCGTCTGTTGCACCGCGCAATAACCGGATAGTTTGCAAGTCTGGGTGGCACACAATCATCGTGTCTGCCGACTGCGTCCAGTTAATCTCGTTAAGCATTGCAGACGTAATAGTGGTCACAAGGAAGTCGTCACCCGTGCCGTTTATGTCGGTAATGAGAACCCCGTCTTTGAACACATACATGCGCAGGTTAACAAACACCAACATATAGCTGTCATCAACTGAGAACTCAAACGGCACCAACCGCACGCCATCAGCCGCACTGGCCGGCAACTCAAACAAATGTCTGGTGCCTGGCCTGCGCTTTATGCCGCCTTGTGGCTGCACAACCACGTTTGTTGCTTTAGCGAGCGCGTTGTTGTACTGCTCTAAATCGACGCGGGCACGCAACAGCGGGTCTAATTCACCCGTTGTAAAATTCGTTTGCAACTGAACGAAACGTGCCATTAGTATCGCGCCTCAATCAAAGAGAAATCTTCAATTACTTGTGGTGGCTGGCTCTGGCCGTCAATGTTAGCCGCTTGTCTAAAGTACCCACCGCGCCCTGGTCCAACTGCAACAGCTTGCCAATAGGTGGTTTTTGCTTCTTGCTCAGTAATAGGATACGCCAAATGCCAAGCCATCATGTACTTTATTAGCTGCACAAAGTACGGTGGCATAGAAAACTCTGGCGTGCTGTACGGGTAGTCAATGACAATGGTCTTCTCATTAGTCAACAACTTGTCGCCCAGTATCTCCCACTCTTTAAATGGTCGAGCGCTAACGCTTTCGCTAGAGAACACAGCACGCGGGCCAGCTAGTTTGTCGCCTGGCAACTGATACTCGTAGTTCCATTCGTTAACGGGCGTGGTAAGCAGCCGAGCGAGCTTGAGCTTCTTGTATGAAAACGACCAAGGGTACATAGACAAAGTCATGTCCCGCACATTAGGGTACAGCCGGTCGCAAGTATTGGACTCGTCTGTGCCGTCAGTAAACGATGAAATAGGCTTTGCGCCCAATAGGAGCAAGGCGTCTGAACAAATGGATACTGCGGAATCACCTGCTGCCATAGCAACCTCTCAATATAAAAAAGGCCAGCCACCTGGGTTAAGTAGCTGGCCTCGGTTCACTAGCGCCTACCGTTAGTCAGTATCGGTAGCGGCAAGCGTTGTGCCATCATTTACATCAACTACTCCTGATGCATTAGACAACACATATACAAGCGTGGCAACAGCAGTTGTGCCGGTGCTTGTCACGCAGTAGATCAAATCGCCAACAGCCAACGTGTCGGACAGGTCATTAAAGTACCCAGCCGTGTTGACAGCCGCAATGGCGTCGGTGGTTTTGTAGGCGTATACGGAAGGAGCATTGCCACGCTTAGCGGCAGTTGCTACGGTCCAGCCTGATAATGAGAAAGCCATTTGTCATTCCTCCTAGTTACGCTTCACGGCAGGTGATTTTGACGATACCTTCATCGTCAATCGCAACTGCGCCGGCCGAGAACATGGATGCAACCAAGAAAGACGTCTTCTCAGGAACATAGTTGATCTCGGTTTTGGGGGAAATGCCCTCAGCCATACCGAGCGACTCACGATGAAAAGCGAAAACAGTACGGTCGCTAGAGCCATCAATAGGCAAGCCACCCTCATCACGATCACCGAGTGTGTGGAACGTAAAGCCCAAGAACGTGTTGATGTCGCCCTGAACCAACGCCTTAACGGTGTTGAAGTCCGAGCTAGTAACAGACGTCTCGCCCAATAACGAAGCCAAAGAATCGGCATGGATGATGATGTGACGGTCACGCATAGGAACGTTTTTGGCGTCCAATAAGCGCTTGGCCTCACGTAGCTTAGCCACGTTAAGGTTGCTGTCAGTACCACCAATGTCATTTGCAACAGTCAAGCTGGTGCTCGATGCGGTCAATGCGTCCAAGATCAACTGGTCTTGACGACGGCCAATTGCGTTTGAGACAACCTGCACCAACTCGGTACGCTCGTCAAAGTTGACTTTCTGCTGCATGAAAATGTCGCTGTATTCAGCAGCGATGTAGTCAGCAAGCGTAACAGTCACTTGACCATATTCCACATTAAGTGGGGTTACATCAGTCTGGGGTACGCGAACCTGCGCAACACCACGACCAATCTTGGGGAACTTATAGGTAGCACCTTCAACACCTGAACGCAGACGGACAGCACCGCGTAAAATGGCCTGAGCCTGATACGCTTGTTTAACTTCTGCATCAAACAGGGTGACGAAGGCAGTAGATAAATTAATAGCCATGTCATTTCCTTTGAAAAGTTAAGTTTAATCGCTATCGGTGTGCCATCTGGTGATGGGCCTACGCTTGCATTAGGGTGCCAGCCTGCGGACTACCGCAATCACAAGGGTCATATGAATATGATTGGCCTTTGGGCAAATAATATACCGCTTGTGGATAACTTGCAAGTGCCCTGTGTATAACTTTCAAAAAAAACCCCAGCCAAGAGACTGGGGCGAGTTCTGAACTAACAGAAAGGAGACAAATTAATTATATCTGGCATTAAATAACTTCTCAACCTTTTGTCGATAAGCCGCATCAGATTTATATTTTGGGTCACCAACCATTTGTTGCAGCTCTTGGTCAGTTGGCATACCCTCAATAGGCATTGACTCAGTAGGAATCGAGTTGCCCTCGTAAGTTTCACGTAATTTCATCAGGGCTTTGATACCTTTGGCTGTACCGCCCATCACTTTGAACTCGTCAAAGTCCTCAGATGACCAGATACCCTTGTTGACTAGACCTCTTGCCCAGCTAACCATGCCGTTAATTACCGCATCAGCATTTGGGCCAAGCGACTTTTTCTCTGCTGCTGGGTCAAACTGTTGTTGTTGTGACGCAACAGCTTCGGCTGCCATGGCTGTTAGGTCACTAGCAAGCGAGTCAAAAGCCGTCTGTGACACGCCATTTTCTGCCGCCCACTTTTTAAAAACGGGAACCATTGGCTTGTTTTCTGCGTCATCACCAAATGCGCTTAAGTCGTACTTACCTTCTGGGGGCGCCTTATGCTTGCCTTGGCTGATCTGCTTGCGCAAATCCATCCACGACTTTGCGATCCCCTCTAGATCAGGCTCAGAGCTGTCTTTCTTCCAAAAATTTTCTGGCCACCAGTCAGGCCTGTCTACTGCTTCGTCTTCTGGTATTGATTCATCAGAGCGGTGCTCTACCGCAGTGTCCTCTGGTTTAATATCCTTCTGGCTGTCATCATTTGCTTCAACTGAGTCCAGTAGGCCGGTTTCTTGGATGGGTGCTTCTTGTCCTTCTTCGGGCTGAACTGCGGTATCTTCGCTCATTTACAGTTTCCTTGCTCGGTTGAGTCGGGCTTCAAGCTCCTTGACTAAGGCGCATCTGCCCTCTAAAAAATAGCCGTAGGACGGATCTGTCCCAGGCGTCCATGCAGCCTGCTCAACTGTCTGCTCTCGCAACCACTTAAACAGTTTCTGCCCCTCTTCTGTGCCAAACACTCTGAGGCACAGTAAATCAATGTCGTTAGCTGGCGGCGGTGTCAACGCTTGTTGAACCGCATCTAGTTCGTCCCATCCCATTTATAAATCCTTTAAGATTAAAACCTCGTCAATCTTGTCTTCGTCTTTTTCGTCAGTAGCGTGTACACAATACCAAGTGCTGTTTTCTACTGCATAAATTTCGTGGAGCACGTTAGCCTTGATAACGACGCAAGCCGGCGCCTCGTAGAATTTTGTTTCTGCGCCGTCGACCACAACCCCAACCTTGCCTCTGGCGAGGATAGAGAAATGAGTAAAGGTGTGTTGGTGCTTTTGTAACAACATGCCAGCAGGAATTCTAGCTTCTTTTGCATATAAACCGTCTCCGAAAAAATGCGTGATGTCAGGTTCCATGCGGTTTTACTCCATAGGTGGCGCCGCTTGAGCGTCCATTTGGTTTTGAGCAACGGCTTGTTGCTGACCCGCCATCGCCATCATAGCTTGGTCTTCTTGAGCCAGCTTCCTTTGCTCCTCAATCAGGTAAGCGCGCTCGGCCGCAGATGTTCTCAGCTTAGCGGGCACGCCTAGCTTTTCGCCTAAGTAGTCAATCAGGTCGCCAGTCTTAACTGCCAACGCGCCTTCGTTGCCTAGAGCGCTTGTTAGCTGCATAAACTGCACAATGCTGTTGATCTCCTCCATGTTCTGCGCCATAGCTAGCGGGGAAACTGGTGACACTTTGACCTCAAGGCCATTGACCCGCAACGGCAAGTCAATCAGACCGCGCTCGTTCATTACAGACAGAATGCGCGTAACCAACGGGATCATTGTCTCGTCAATCAAGCGACCAAAGGCTGATCCTAGGTTCTGAGCCAACTCACGCATACGCTCGACCACCTCTGTGGCAGAACGCGCAGACATGTTGTCTGGCGGCAGCGACTCGTCTAGCAACACACGCTTAATGCTCATGCGCAAGTCATTGACCACGATCTGAGACACGTTAAAGTCACCCGCCCTAGCGAGTGGGCGCAGTGATTCGCCTTGTGGCCCACCGTTTCTGGCCACTGGGATGATCGCACCTGGCACAATCTTGACAGTCTGTGGGTTTAGCACCCCATCATCAGCCGCAGTATAAGCACCAGACACCGCAAGCGAGGCATTCTTTAGCACTAGCTCAAGCGTCTTGTTAAGCGTCTTAATATCAGGCAAGGCAGTGACCAACGGGCCACGGCCATAGATCTCACCGGCTACTTTCATGTAACGGCTCACAACCCAAGGCGATGAGTCCATGCGGCGGTACACAATTTCTTCTTTACTGGCTTGGTCAATTACGTGATAGCACCAATCGCCACGCTCCGAGTCGTGAATAGTCGCTTCCAACAGGTCAACATCGTCTGTTGGCTTTTCTTCGTAGCGTTGCTTGACCGACTCTGACAGTTCTGCATCACGCCATTGCTGCGAAACAGCCTCAGCCTTCATGCGAATCTTACGGTAAACCTTGTCGACCTTACCGTTTGCGCCTTCCTCGTATGCCACCAAAAACATTGGCACAGGAATAAAGTTAATTGGCTTGACGTCGTCACCAGGCAACACCAGCATAGCAGCCGTACCAACGCACAGGTCTAGCAAGAACTCGCCAATGGCAATGTCAAAGTTTGACTGCTTAATAAGGGCAAACATCTTGTTGTTATAAAAATCAAGCACAGCTTGCGCCTCAACTCGGCGGTCTTCAGGGATGTCTTGCCCAGGATCTAGACGACACCAGTTGCGCTGAGGCGGGAAGATACCGGACTGTAAGCGGTTCGCAAAACGCTGCGTGGAGTTGATCGCTGTAGAGTCAAACACACGGGTCATCTTTTTGTTGCCAACGCTGTTGCCTTCCCAGTGGCCATAAAGCTGACGCTGAGGCAGGGCAAACTCATAGCAATCGCGGTACAAGTCCTCGAATAAATCTTTTTTGCGCTGGGCGAGGTCGGCTCGTTTGATGATTTCACCAACCGGCAACTTTTTGCCTTCGTACTTCATCTTAGCCATTGTCTTTCACCCTTGACGGTTTTGTAAGTTTACTCATACCACTCCAACAATATTTCTGCTACATGCGGGGTACCGGAATCTTTGTTAGTTACCCTGAATAAGTAGGTGGTTAGCGGTTTCAAATACAAACGACCTGAATTATCCCCACCACCACCTGCTTTTTTACCAATGCCCCCAAGAAGCAACTGCTCTAACACCAGAGTACCGGTGCTTGAGACTGTTGGTTGCAGTAAAGCCGCAGATTCGCTTGTTCTTGTAGATGTTCTTTTTAAATTAACTGCCGCGACAGTTGTGCCACCAGACACAGTGGCGCCCTCATACAAATAAGCAATAGCATTGCCACCAACCAACCCCGTTAATGTAATTCTTGGTGAGACACCAGTTGCCCAAGCGATAGCTAAATCAAGACTTGCACCGGCTGCCAGCTTGTTTTCAAAATTCTTTACTGCACCGATACCAAAAGTTCTGCCCTCAAACGTGCGCAATGCGACAATGTCAGCAACAGGCAACGGCAACTCCGAGCCGACTAGCTGAGGATTGTTGTTCTCATCAAGATACGCTTTGGTGACAAACCTAGACTTGGTATCAAGGGATTCTAACTTTACGTTAATGCTCACTTCTTCTTCCGCATTGCCGTCTTAGCTGCTTTGCGAAACGCTGCATCAGTAGGCGCACCCTTGTCGCCCTTGTTGCGCATCTTTTCTCCAGACCCAGCTTCTATGCGCTTGCGCTTGTCGTTCATGTTTTTGTACAAACCATCTTTCATCTTAAGCTCCTGTCATTAAGGGACGATCACGCATACGAAAGCGAGCGCGTTGCGTTGCTGCACGACGCTCACCTATTTCACGCTCCATGCCAACCTTGGCCTCTTGCGTTTCTTTTTGAAACCTTGAAACATCTTCTTGAAACGATGGCGCTTGTGGCGCTTTAGGCACAGGACGATCAAATGATTCTGTAAAAGAACCTGGATCTGCTGGTGTTGCGGGCACTTGTTCCATTGGCCGGTCTTCACCACCAAACATACGGGCTAAACCGGTCCAGTTAACGTATAAGTTAATCATATTTTGGTCTTTAACACGTTTGATTTCATCAAGCGTGCCAATATAACTATCAACCCTGCTAGCAAACTGGTCTGCTCGCTTGTTGTAGTTAGTTAATTCATCTTGGTATGAAGTCAATTGTGACTCGTATTGACTACTAAGATCAGAAAACTCTTGTGTTGCCGCTGTTTGTGCACCGGTCAACCTAGATTGCGCGCCCATCACATCTTCTTGATACTGGGATTGGATGGCTTGTATTTCAGCTAACCCGCGAGGACGTCTGCGAGCCTGCCTGCGTGCTGCCATTGTTTTAGATACTTGTGCAAAAGGCATAACCGCTCCTTATCCTAGACCGTTACCAGCGCCCAATTGAACAGAACCAAAATCGCCTAAACCGGCTTCAGGGTTTAATCTTTCTTGAGACAATAAAGATCGCCTACCACCGCGACGCAGTTGACGCATTCGATTAGATTCTTCCTCTGCCATCTCGCGTTGCTGGGTTTGCAGTGATTCCGCAGCTTGTTTGGCTTGCGTATCAAGCAATTGCCTTTGTTCAGCAGATTGGCCTACTTCAAAGTTCAATCGCTCTCTTGCTGTCTTGGCTTGCTCACGCTGGACAGACAACTGTTGAGCCGCACGTTGAGAAGTAGCAGCAGATTGCTTTTGTGCTTGGTCTCTTGCAGCACCCGCTTGGCGTCTTGCTTGATCTGCCGTGTAAAAAGAACCAGCTAAAGCCATACCACCAATAATTAAAGCACCAGTAATAAAAGGCATTGTCGACTCCGACGTAGTTATCCTATGCAAATTCTAAAGCATATTAATAATATTTGATATAGCTTATAGCACTACGGTATCTATTAGATATTTAGTTTGTAGTAGTAAGATCTGCTCTTTGGTGGACGAACCTAGCCTATCCTAGTGGAAGACTAAGTCCTTCATCCTGCTCTCTGGAGCCACGGAACCCGTCAGCCGTTCGGTGAAGGGCGCTAACTTCGCCACCCTTGTCGCTGTCTCACACCTGATCCCACAGTAGCGACTATCCCCAGACCCTGCCGTTATCTCTCCCGACGGTACTGGCGGTTGCAAAACAAAACCGCTTAGGTTCTGTTCCTTAGCAGAGCCACAGGATTGGCGCCCTGTGGTAAGAAACAGACCTAAACGGTCTCTGTCGCCTCTGCTAGCAACAGCTCTACTGTATCACACTAATCAAACACATTAAAATCAGTATTTGCATTTAATTGTCCTACAAAGTTGCTTTGAGACAACAGCGGAGTCTTGGTCATGCGCCTATGCTCGCCCCCACCAGTTAGCAAATAGCCAAATGCGTCACCAACGTGGGAGTGTTCGTTCTTATTTGGCGTGTCTTTAAACCGTTCTTGGCCTGCACCTACCGATACCCGCTTGAAATGGTAGCCACCAGCTAGAGACTTGCGTAATAACTTGCAGTCTTTGCTGACAATCAGGCCAGGCTTGCCCATAATCAGGCGTTGCATGGGTAATGCAGAGCCTTCACGCCGTACTTGAAAGTTATTACTAGGTGCGGGTTGCGCTCTTAGACCCAATGTACGCAAGTAATCAAAGGCTGTGACCTCATAAATGGCATCTCGTTGCATACCAGCAGGGTCACCCCAGATCATCATCTGTGCTTTAGGGTATCTGGCGTTCAACTCTGCTAGCAATTGTTGACCAAAACGCTCCAATCCCATGTCAAAAGTAACAATCTCATGCAATATTATCCAACGACCGTTGTTTAGACGCTGTCCAATGACAGCCGCTGGGGTCAGACCAAAGTCCAAACCCACTTGCAACGGCACCGATGGGTCATATTCCACTTCCCCAGCCATGGCATTGTCGTCATACTCTGGCCAAACGGGTCTACCCTCTTGCACATAGGTGTACTTACCCTCGGCATAGCACCGTATCCAGTCTAAGTTCTTGCCTCCTAGCATCTGCATGTAGTAACCAGGCGGCAGATTGTCTAAGTTTTCAGCCTTGGGGTTAATCTTCCACCATCTGCCATTGGCATAGATGTGGTCATTAGCCTCTGGGTTTTCCGGTAAGTCTTCAGAATCTACCTCTACCACTCCACCAGCTTGCTTGAAGAACTCCCAAGCGTATAGCCCTGTTAACTTGTCTTTTTCTGCAATCTTGTACCACCAATGGTCGTCATCCATTGGGTTAGTGTCCATCCACACCCCGCACCACGTAGCGCCACCGTCGCGCTTAGTAGGATATCGCCCCACCCTGTGCGTTAAGCCGTCAATCACCGCCTTTGGTAGCTCCCGTGCCTCGTTAACCCAAGCACCTGTTAGCTCTAATGACAGCAGTTTCCTGACGTCTTTAGGCTGGTCTAGGGCTAAGAATATAACTTCACAGTCAATTCCTGCTGCATCACCGCGAGCAGGCAGTCTAATGTGGTGAGTGATCGGGGGCGTCCACAACATAGAGCCAAACGTGTTCTCAGGGAACAAATCCAACCAAGTCTTAATAGTCGTGGTCTTAAGCATCGGGTAACTGTTCCTGACGATAGCAAAGCGCGTATAGCGTATGCCGTCTATAGGACTAGGCTTTTGCTTGACTGCTCGCAACATGATCTCAGCCGCGCATCCATATGACTTGCCAGACCCCACAGGACCCAATAAGCCACGCACAAAGGCATTGGACTGCAAGAACTTATATACCACTGGGCTTTTTCTGAAGTTCAGGTTTAGCCCGACTGCTGGCAACTCTTTAGTAGACCGCTCTTTAGTCCGTGCCATCTTTGACCTCTATGTCTTCAGGTGCTTGCACATTAATGCCTATCACACTGGGCTTATCAGACCCATCATCAGGGTTGTCTAGCAACCCACTAGCCTTAGCAAGCAACCTAAGCACACCCACCTTGTCATACAACTCTATCTCAAGCGTCTGCGCCCCGTCCTTGTCCTTTCTTACCTTTATATTCTTAATAGCCTGTAGTGCGTGTTCAGGGATATCATCACTGGCCTTGACCTGTACATTGCCTTGGTCATCCCACTTCATAATATCCGTTAACTTGGTGTTGGCCATGCACAACAAGGTATACGCAACAGCCTCACGGTTCTGAATAATCGTGTCTGAACGCCTTAACTTGTTCTGCACAGCTCTAACACCACCCCAGCCATCTAACTGTGGCACAACCCTTGATTGCCTCTGCCTAGTTGCCATCTAATAACTCCTTATGCCTCTGCTTATGGCAGGGCTGACACAACCACATTACAGCTAATGGCATGTCGTAATCTTCATGGTGGGCAAGGCTTTGTTCGCAACCGCACCGAACACAAGGCTGTGGCAACAACGTGCCTTTCCTTACCGCCCTTGCTACCGCATTATGGCAAGACGCTCGCCTCGTATCTTCAGCGCGCCATTTCTTTGTCTGTTCTAGGCTTAGTTTGACACGCTCAGGCAGTTTGGCCCTTGTTCGGTCGTATTCACGGTAGTAATCAATCTTGTTGCCCCTGTTAGTGCGAACATCTAATTTGTTGCACTCCTTGCATTTGTTTACGTGGCCATCAGCCATTTGGGAGTGCTTGTAAAACTCCTCAAAAGGCTTGACGGCGTTGCACTTAAAACACTCTTTAGAACGAATCATGTTGTACCCCTGTGCTGTGGATACCACCATTATGGACCCGTTCTAATTAAAAGGTATGTCGTCTTTCATATCAGCAACACCCTGCGGCTGATACCCATCTGACTTAGCCTGGTTATGACTATCCTGCCTAGGCGCATCAGCTTGTGTCTGATTGCCCACCTTCACACTCACCCAGTCATCACCATTCTTAGTCTTCTTAACCCACACATCCAAATAATGCACCGCACCATCAGGCAGCATCACCTTGCCTCTAAAGTCTGCATGCCAGTCCTCCTTCCTATCCCGATTACCAAACGCACTACCCTGACCTGCTCTCATCTCATATGCCATCTTGCTCTCCTAAAGTCATACTACAAAATAAGTGACTAAAATTTTGGTGTGTGCCCCACCTATAGCGCCGTGGGGTGGGGGGGGCATATAGTGCCATTTTATTGTGCTACCTCCAGCCGTTCCCTACAGTAGCCAATACCCCGTGCATTCTATAGCGCGCTACCTGCAAACACCTTACCCCCCCCCTCGGTCCTACACACATACGCACGTATGTACTATGTACCAAGCATGCGACTGCTGACTATGCCTACAGTGTCAGTTGCTACGTCTGTTATGTGCCGCATGATCTCACTACGTGTCACACCATGTTCCGATAATCGCATACACATATGCAAATCGTTTTCAGTCTTCACACCATTAAACAATTCATTCTGAAACAAAACAACTATAGCTATATAGTCCACCTGTTCCTGCTGTTTATGTTCCTGTTTCTTTACAACCTGTTCCTTTTCCCTGTTCTTACCCGTTCCTGTTTCGGAACCCAAACATAGTTTCTTATGTTTATGTTCCTGTTTAAGAACGTCTACTTTTGTCTCTGTTGCTGTTGTTGTCTCTGCTTTGATCTGTCTCATCCTTGATCTTATCTCTTGTTTGATTTTCTTCACGCCCATTGTGTCGCTTTGTTCAGGTTCGTACATCTTTGGCTTATCAGATGGCGTCTTAAATGCTGTAATCAGCAATGCTGCAAGCCGCTCTTTATTGTCCTTCAGTTCCTGCTCTGTCCATTGCTTGCCACCGTCTGCAATCATGTCAACCAACTCCTTTTCTCTTTGCTCTTCCGTTCTCAGGTCGTCTGATGTGCCACGGCTAGCGATGGCCACCGCATCATCTACACGCATGCCGGCTTCAAACATGATTTGGATTGTTGCACCTCTTAATCCAACAACCGGCTTGCTTATCTGTCTAATCCATCCAGCACGCTTTAAGGCATTGACCGCAACGTTTACACGTGGCCGTGTTGTTTGCAATTGCTCTGCTAGCCTTTGATTGCTTACATAGCAAACGCCCGCTCTGTTTGCAAACCCTGCCAACGCGGCCAACACTCTAAACCTGAACGGATTTATAGAGCGATCCCAAATAGCGTTAAAAGGCAACACGGCAAATTTACGCTTATCGCTTTGCTCTGCTTGCTGGATGTCGGGCGGCTCAGGCAAGATCATTTTTTCCACTGCTCTACCATCCCTTTGCGTAGTCTGTCATATCCAGCGTCACCTCTTTTCTCTCTCACCCTGCTCAAGTACTCCCGTTTGCCAATGGCTTTCCAACCTTTCTTTCGGCCGTCTGATTTGTCAGGCAATGTCAAAGCAAACCGTGCTTCACACTCATGGCGCCATTCTTCAGAGTAAGTGTCAATCATCTACTGTTTCCCGCACCTGCTGTATAAACCACTCCAACGGCACCACCACGCGCCAAGGCTGGCCATTTCGCCTATAGGCCACCACCGGCACATCTATTTCACTGCAAGCCTCTTGTACTTGTTTACACCATTCGTCAAGCCTTAAGGCTTCGCGTCTTTTAACCTCAATCCTATACTTGCCGATCTGGATATCGTCGCCACCGTCTCTGGCTTGGCCCAGTTTACGCTGTACTACAAAACCGAGCCGATCGGTCAATATGGTGGCCAGTTCGCGCTCTGCTGCTGCGCCCTTGTTGCGAGCCATGCGCCCGCTCATGGCGATAGCATCCTGTTTAGGCGCGATTCCGCACGCTCATACCCTGCTAAATGCTCACGGATAAGGGATTCTATGATGCTTGCCCGCGATCTACGCTGATCATTGCTTGCCTGATCGAGCAAATTCCTGGCATCCGGCCGCAAGCGTATTAAAAACGCTCTAGTCTCTTGATTGTCACTCATGGCTTTCCTTTGTTGTCCTATTGTACTGTCATACCATGACCGATATCGTTGCGCAATACACACAAAGTTAAAAAAACACTTGCACGATTGCAACTGACCTGTAGAATTCTACTTATGCGATATCACTTTGATACCGCGTTAACCACCGAAAGGGGATTAATCATGAGTGCAGACATCAAAAACCACGTTAAACACATTGTCGCAACACTTGAGGGCGGCTTGGATTCCATCGAGCGCGAGGATGAGGGTCAAATCCCAATGGACGGCCTTGAGTACCTTAGTGACGCGCTAGACATTGAAT